TAATCTACAACTAATTCAATTTAATCTACAACTACAATTAAAATAATTTATATTTTATTTTATGTGATTTGAATGAGTATTGTAACTTATTGAAATGATTAGGATAAATGGAAAATAAATTTTGATTAGTCATTTACAAATAAACCAGAACTTATTGACAAACATGAGGCAATATGTTACGATGAAACAAACAATGAAATTAAATGAATTGAATAAGTTAAAATGAACTCTCTCTCTCTCTCTCAATCTCAACCTCAAACTGAGCTCTCACTGCCTCCTAAACTACACCAAGCAGCTCGATTAAAAGCTCTTGGATTTAGACACAGAGAGATATGTGAGAAGTTAGGGATGAGTGAGTCTCACCTCTCGATTGTATCTAATAGTCCACTATTTAAAGCAGTAGTTAAAGAGTTAAGTGAGAAGCTCGATGATGCAACTAAGGTAGCTCAAGAGGTATTAGTTGAAGCTTCTCCTGAGGCAGCTGAGAAATTAGTTACCATTATGCAGACTACTCAACATGAGGGACTTAAGAGGTTAGTAGCTCTTGATGTGCTTAAAGGGTCAGGGACAATTAAGACAGATATAACTAAGCCTCAGATAGTTGTAAATTTAACTGAGAATAAAATGAATATTATCTTAGAGACAATAAATCAAATAAAAGGTTCAAATGGAGGAGTAAAGAAGATTGAGTAATGAGTTGCTTGAGCAAGCAAAGGCATCTCCTGATTTTCTTAGTAAGCTAAGAGAACTATCAAAGAGCTCTCTCTATTTCCTCTCTCGTGCTATCCTTGGCTTTTCAGATCTTACTCCTCACTTACATCAAGAAGTTTGTAATATAGTCCAAGACTTCTCTCATAAACATGAGTTAATACTTCTTCCTCGAAAACACTTCAAATCAACAATTAGCACAATCTCTCTTCCAATATGGATACATCTTCAGGACTTTATACCCTCACTTCAGATGCGAGGCTCGGATGTGCGTATCTTAATTGCAAATGAGAGTGCTACTAACTCTGAGCACTTTCTCAGTATTATTGAGAATCTCTGGGATACGAATGAACTACTAAATATCTTATTCCCTGAATTAGTTCCAGATAAATCAACCCGAAAAAGATGGAATGCGAAGGAAATGCTTCTTAATCGTAGAGCAGTGTGGCCAGAGGCTTCAATTGAGACTATTGGAGTAGGTGGAGCTGCTCAGTCGAGGCACTATGAGGTGCATATTCTTGATGACCTTATTGGTAAGGAGGCTATGGAGTCAGAGGTAATAATGGAGAAGGCGATTACCTGGTATGATTATTCGGAGTCACTCTCAGTGTCTCCTATCAGGTATGTGTCACGAGTGTTAGGAACAAGATGGAGTAAGAAAGATCTCTATCAACATATAATTGAGAAAGATGCTAAGAAGTTCTTTGTATATACGAGAGAGTGTAGAGAGAATGGAAAGCCAATATTTCCTGAGTGGTATACTAATGAGTACTACGAAGACTTGTTAGCTAAGAATCCTGCACACTACCTATCGCAATACTGTAATAATCCTACAGACCCTGTAAGTTGTGACTTTAAGGAGAGTTGGCTCAAATACTATACCTTTGAAAGACAGAAGGATAAGTTATATATTCACTTTCAAGATGATGACAAACTCTACCCTTACTCGGACTTAGATATGGTTGGGGCATTTGATCCCTCAGTTGACGAGAAGCCTACAGCATCGAAGAGAGCGATTACATATGCAGCTATGGATGCTAAGGAGAGAGTACTGTTAATAGATGTGTATTCTTCAAGAGACACTCTCGATAAAGTGATGGATACTCTGTTTATGACTCATACTAAGTGGAGACCTCGTGTATTTGGAGTGGAAGTAGCAGCTCTTCAAAGGATATTTATAACTATTATTGAGAAAGAGAGTAGAATAAGAAAGAAGTATATTAGCTGTACTCCTATTAAAGTGAGCACAAATAGGTCGAAGGATGCAAGGATTAGAGATATAATTCAACCAATTGCAAGTGAGGGTAGACTTTATATTAGACGTGAGATGATGGAGTTTGTTCAGGAGTATATAGAGTTTCCTCAGGGGAGAACTAAAGATGTGCTTGATGCCTTTGCACACTGCATACAACTATTAAGAACTCCATTTAGTGAAGAGGAAGTTGAGGCTGAGGAAGAGTATGAGGAGTTAATTCTAAATCAGAGGTCAGCTATTACAGGTTACTAAGAGAGTTTATGAATGGAAAGAGTGAGAGGCTTTCAGGATATTTTAGCAGATATAAGAGGAGAGTGTGTTGGTGGGATAGCTGCTGTTCAACTTGTTAAGAGAGGAACATATTCAGAATCACAAGCATTTATAAAAGTTGTTCGTAGTTTAAATAAGATTATAGAGTTTGTAGTTGAGGGGGAGAAATTATTAACTGTGGAAGGGAGCAACTCTAAAACTTGAATAGAGTAGAGTTTACTATTAATATTGTAGGTTTACTTAAGTCAATGATTGATGTGGGAGAGTATCCAATTATTGATTATGTTAAACGCTCAGATGAAGAGCAGATAAGACTTTTTGATAGAAAATTAAGCAAATGTGATGGAGTTAAACTTATCTCTGGACATCAGAAAGGAAGAGCTGCTGATATATACTTTGTTGACCTTGAAGATGAAGATAAAGATGGTATAGTTCAAGAGCTAAAAGAAGCACCAAAGCAAGGATGGGAATATTGGCATAAGCTTTGGGAGCAGTGGGGAGGAAAGAAGATGATTGAGTGGGATCGTGGTCATTTTGAGGGATGAAGGAGAATATGTGCTTGTTATTTCATAAGTGGAAGAAGGTTAGCGAAGATAATCACAAATTTTGTGGTCAGTGCTTTGAGTTTTATGGAGGTTGTTCTCATTCAATTAAAGTTTGCGTAAAATGTGGGGAATTTAGAGGTTATGGTAGCCATGGAAAGTTAAGTGTTATTCCAGATGGGTGCAAAGAGGAGGTTGCATACTTACGAAAATAGTTAAAGAGTTAGAATAAGATATTTGGAGCAAAGGAGGTAAGACAAATGGAAAAGCATTGGTGGGCATCAAAGACAATTTGGATTCAGGGGTTGGGGCTTATTGGTTCAATTCTAATTGGAGCAGGCTTAATTGGTGAGGTGCAATGGACACTTTATTTAGGGATTGCGACTCAGGTTTTAGGAGTTATCATTAGGCTTGTAACTAAAGGTGCTATAGTTTGGGAGTAAAATGGACACTAAAAGTGTTGGAAATCTTTTAGGAAGCATTCTAACTGGTGGAACTGTAGGAAGTGTATCTTCTGCTTTAGCTGAGGGACTAAAATTGGCAAATTATTTGCTGGAACCTGATCCTTCTAAACGTGCTAAAGTAAGAAGAGACTATTATATGTCTCTTCTTAAAATTGTTAAAGAGGTTCAAAATGCAGATCAAAAGGATGTTAGTGATCTTGTTGTTGAGTTCACTAATCTTCTTAATAAGTAGTTGTGCAATTACTAAACCAACAGTTAAGCTAAAAAACTGCCCACCTACAGGATATGTTTTAGTTAGAGAAAACGCTTTAACTGACCTCTTAGAAAGTTGTTTAAGAACTAAATCTGAGCTTAATGAATGTCTTGAACGAGAAAGAGAAATAGGGAGGTGATTTAGATGCCTAAAGGATATGAGAAAATGAGAGATAAGTTTAGAAAAGAAGGTATGAGTGAGAAGAAGGCTAAGGAGAAGGCTGCTAAGATTTGGAACTCAACTCATAAAGGGAAGAGTGCAGTGGGGAGAGGAAGAAAATAAGATAAGAAATCTAAATGGTGCAGTTCTTAGTGAGGAAGTGTCTTGATAAAGTTGCTTCATATATCTAAAGATCGTCAAAAGGTAATTGAGGAGCATTTTGCAGATGAGCTTAATGATGCTCTTCAAGGTCGCCAGGGCTTTCTTGATAAATGTCAAAGGTGGAGGAAGAACTTTGAAGCTGAGCCAGACAGGGAGCAGAAAAATTTCCCCTGGGAACGTGCTTCCAATCTTGTTATCCCTATCCAGGCAATTACAGCTAATGCCTTTGTGGCTCGTCAATACAACACAATATTTCAGATTCCTCCCTTCTGGACAACTAAAGCTAAGAATCCTCAATGGACAGATCATGCAGTTCCTACACAAAACATTCTTGAGCACTATCAGAAGGAGGAGATGAAGTTAGCTGTAACTACTATCCCCTGGATGTATGATAAGGCTAACTTAGGCACAAGTATAGCTAAGCAAATTTGGGTTTCAGAGATAATTAAAGATAAGCGCTATAACGAGGTAGGAGATATAGTTACTGCTCAGATTCTCGAAGATGGGCCTCGCTTTATTACAATAGCGATTGAAGATTTTATTTTTCCTATTAACTCCATTCAAGATATTCAACTTTGTTCCTGGGTAGCTCACAGATTCAGATTAAATTGGCTTACAATTAAGGCGAGAAGTAAGAAAGTTGAGGAGGTTAAGGAGCCAATCTACATAAATACAGATGATCTTGAGAGTAAGTTCCTTGCATGGGGATCAGAGAGGGTGCAAAAGCAAGAAGAGATTGAGAAACTTGCTCGCACTCGAATGATGAGTCAAGAGCATGAGATGTTTGAGGTGTGGGGAGATTATGACTTTGATGAAGATGGAGTAGCAGAGAAGATTTGCTTCACCTTCCATAACGCATCTGAGAGCCCTTCCTCAGTTGATTTGACCTTGGTGAGACCTATTCTTAACCCCTGGGATCACCGATTACGCCCCTTCTTAATTGATCAATGCTTTCCTCGTCCTCATAGGATAATTGGAATAGGCTTTGGACAGAGATTAGAGAGATTACAAGAAGGAATGAGTACAACCTCTAATCAAGCTATAGACAACTGGACAGTTGCTAATGCAAGGGCAATTACTTATAAAAAAGGGTTAGGAATTAAAACTCCCTTCAAAATTTGGCCAGGCAGAGCGTTTGCAGTTAATGAGCATACAGATATAGCTTCCTTTCAACTTGGAGATATTTATCCTTCAGGTCAACTTATAATGAACTTTCTTAAAGATGTAAGTGAGAGAGTTACAGGAGTGAGTGACTATTGGATGGGGCAAGAGTCACCAACTGTAGGGAGTTCGGCAACAGCTACTTCTACTCTTGCACTAATTCAGGAGGGAAATAAGCTGTTTGACTTTATGATGAAGAGTACTCGTAACACGCTTAATGAATCAGCTTATATGCTCTATATTACACTAAGGCAAATGAAGCCTGCGGGGGCTGTTTATACAATTCTTGGAGAGAAGGAAGGAGAGTTGATTGAGCAAACCTGGAATGCTCGGGAGGGGGATATAAGGAAGTGCCTCGAATTTGATCTAACTGCAAGTTCTGCTTATTCAAATCGAATTGTTGAGAGACAGAGCTGGATGGAATACTTCAATCTCGTATTAGGCTACTACCAGAAGATCTTCGATGCAAGTGGAGTGTTCTTTGATCCGCAGGCTCCTGTTGAACTCAAATTAGTTGTAAGTGAAATGATTATGAGTGCTCATCTTATTATGCAGAGGATAAGTCAGCAGTGGGATATAAAGGATATTGATAGAATTCTCTTTGACCCTCAAACTCTACTTTCTATGGAATTTGCTAAAATGGGAATGGGTGCTCAAGGAACTCAAGGAACTCAAGAAGCACAAGGAGTGCAAGGAGCACAAGGAGGTTTAGGAGGTTTAGGTGGAAGGG